TGATGATTGCATTCTTTACTTGACCAAACATGTCGGAGTTAAGTTGCTTGATGTTTTCAATATGTCGGTAGACCTTGACATTGATTTCAAGTTCGTTCCATGTTGCATTAGGTTGCTTTACTTCAATGGCATCTTTAACGATTGCTGATAGCACTGGCTTGATGTCTTCCTCTAGTTGTCTGTTCCATACATCTGGACTGAGGATTGATTCGGCTTCAAGAGTTCCAGCAAATAGTGCCTTGCGTGATTTGACTCCATTTGCCTTTTCCATCACGACTCGTTGCTGTCTTTCCAGAACACGCTCAAGTGAGCGGTCTAGGATTTCAACCCATCTATCCATCGTCCTTGCAGGCTCTTCTGATTTGTAACTCATCACCGAACTAGCAGAAGCCATTCCCTCTGGGAGTGGGGCAGTTGCTGTCTCGGGAGCGCCAAGTGGTGGGGACATTTCCCCTGGGGGTGCACCAGCGCCACTAGTTGCAGCAGCCAAAGCACCAGCCATAGTGTTCGGGTCAAGACCTGATGGTGGAGCGCCCTCAACCGGTGGCATACCTGGAGGCATTGCACCCTCTGGCCCTGGTGGCATTCCTGGAGCACCAGGTGCGGCACCAGCCATCATTGGTGGCTCTTCCATCTTCTTCTTTGTGTTGGCGATTGGTGTGAGGTTTGGATTCATCAACAATGAGTCAGCCAAGTCTGCATCAACCTCTTTGCGACCGCTCATCATTCGGTATTCGTTAACGCTGATGAGACCCTGCGAGAGTTCGTCTTTCAAATATCTTTCGCGCTCTTGCTTGTAGAGCATAAGAACTGGAACAAGGCTTGTGTCAAAGTCAATGTAATGAACATCATCAAGTTCGTCAAGGGCACGAGCAATCGGTTCTAGGTGGGGAAGCATTGTCTCGGTCCAGAACACACGAATTTCTTCGCTTGCATTACTGAAGGTTCTTCCAGCCGCATTGCCGATTACCGTCTCTGGGACGCCGAATGCTGCAAGAATTTCTTCTTTCGTAATTTGTCGCATTTGAATATAGGCGGCATCACGTGGGCTTGCGGAAACATCAACAAAGTCAACGCCATCGTCGGCAGACAGGACCGTAGTTCTTCCGGTGGTAGCGAGATTGCCTCTAAACCTGTTCTTTAGTTCTTCCTTGTCGTCATCATCAATTTCGCCCTTAACTACAAGAAGGCTTCCTGGTCGACCATCATTCATCAAAAAGTTTCTGTTATATAGTTTTGCAAAGTTTTCAATTTCAATTGCAATACCGGCTGATTCCATTGGCGTTAATGACAGGTAAGGGTCAAGTGGGTGTGGTCTTCTAACCCAGACAACATCCTCTGGTTTGAGGATTACTGGCTCACCGTTTGGCATCATCACCTCGTACCCAGAAACAAATTTCTTTGGGTCTGGGATTGGAGAAGTTGCTTGAGGCGGGAGAAGGTTTAGACCAATAATGTCGCCGTTCCTGCCTCTCACCTTTTCAATGAATGCTCCACGGGTTCCAAGAAGTAACTGTGATGAAAGCCTGTAGCGAAAGATAAACGAGTTTTCACCGATGTTGGATTTAGTGTTTAATACTTGAAGAAGTGTTGAGTCTTCTGCTTTTCTACCAACAATGACTTCACCGTCCGGTGAATTGTCTTTACGGAGAATAATTGGGAGTCTTGCTTGGTTCCCAGCGATTACGTCAATACACCTAGCCACCCATGTGACTCGCTGCATTCCTTCTCTGTAGGCTCGCTCAATGTCCCAAGAATCCTTGTATGGCTTACCAACGAAAGATGAGTCATTGGCTATGGGCGCGCCGGGTCCAATCCCCTTGGAGTTGATATTATTGAGGGCTTTATTTGAGCCTGTGTTCCATGCCATATTTATTCAAGACCTAACAAGAATCCGACTATTCCACATGCCAAACCTGCAACTATCAATCCAGCTGGAGGGAATATTAAACCAGCACCGATTGCCGTTAACAGTATAAATGAAATCATTAAAAAATTAGCGATATAACCACGGTTTATTAAAGCAAGTTTAATTTTAGCAAATATTCTTTTCATGCGCACCGTCCTACATTACCCGATTAATGTGTTCTAATCTAGAACAACAATTTTTATTTGGAGATTACATGCCTGACTGGGTTGAAATTCTTGAGTACCTTGAACCGAAGGAACCACTGTATTGCCCAGAAGAAGGTTCCTTAAACCAAAGAGCATTCCTTAGATACTATGGGCTAGAAGCGCTCTTTGGTGGAGCAGCGGGTGGAGGAAAGTCTTCAGCATTGTTGATGGCAGCACTTCAGTATGTAGACATTCCTGGATATTCAGCAATTCTTTTTCGTAGAACATTTGCCGACTTGTCGCTTCCTGGAGCGTTGATGGACCGTTTCAAAGCATGGATTGCAAATTACGACGATATTCACTGGAATAACAACAGTTTTCAAGCAACCTTCCCATCTGGGGCAAGAATCTCATTTGGTTATCTAAACAATACTGGCGACTACCTTCGTTATAAAGGTTCCGAATTCCAATTCATCGGAATGGATGAGGTTACGGAAATACGTGAATCCGACTATCGCTACTTGTTCTCTCGTCTTCGCCGTCCTGCTGGTGGACCACTTTCTCAGGTTCCATTAAGAATGAGGTCAGCCTCAAACCCTGCCCCAAACTGGGTTCGCCAAAGATTTATCATTGAGGGAAAAAAGGAGGGAAGAATCTTCGTACCCTCCAAGCTGACCGACAACCCAGGAATTGATGCCGCATCATACCGACAAGCACTTTCCGCTCTTGACCCAGTTGAAAGACGAAGACTTGAAGAGGGCGACTGGTGGGCAACCACTCTGGGTAGCCTCTTTGACAGAACCTCAATGGTGCTTATTGATGAGGGGGATATCCCTCAAATCACCTCAGCGGCCAGAGTCGTCAGATTTTGGGACTTGGCGGCAACCGAGCCATCTTCCAGCAACCCAAACCCCGACTGGACGGTTGGGACTCTTATGATGTTTGACGGCGGTGTTGCCTACATCCTTGATGTGAAGAGAGCACGGGTCAGGGGCGAGAAGGTTGAAGCCCTAATCTCACAAACCGCCTACGAGGATGGGAAAATGGTGGCAATTAGAATGGAGCAAGAACCAGGCTCATCTGGAAAAGCCCTTGTTGACCAATATGCCCGATATGTCCTTCCTGGTCATGACTTTCAAGGCTTGAGGGCAACTGGAGACAAGCTAACCAGAGCCAGACCATTTGCTGCAGCGGTGGCTAATGGAAACGTTCGAGTGATGCGAGGTGCATGGCTGACTGCTTGGCTTGACGAATTGTCCTCATTCCCTGAAGCCGCAGACCACGATGACCAAGTTGACTCTGCAGTTGGGGCTTTTACATTTTTAACTGGCTTGGGGTTGCCTCAGAGGAAAAGAGTCAGTATCATCGCTTAGGTACTAATAGCCACTCTTACTAAAAGGAGCAATGTGGACCTACACCATGCAGTTGCCAGTTTGGGCAAAGCCGTCACAGAATTAAATGAGTTAATTGAAAAAGAATTCTCTGACTCACCAGACATGGAACCAAAAATGTTTAACGAGTATGCCGAGGCGCTGATTGAACTTCATTCAGTCAAGGCAGAACTGAAGGTTGTTTATGATTCCTTCGCATGGAAAATCCAACCACGGATTGACGACTACGAACCACTCACACTGGGTAACGGACTTATTGAAAAGAGTTACAACACGCGTCGCACTGGTTGGCAGCACAAGGATTTGGCTAATGCAGTCGCTCAACGGATTTCTTCAATGGCCATTGATATGGATACTGGAGAAGTAAAAGCAAGCACAGAAGAAATGATTACAAAACTGCTTGACTACATTCAGCCAAACTACTGGAAGGTCGGGGAGTTAAGAAAGATTGGTTTAAACGCAGACAACTATTGCGAAACCGGTGATACAAGAATAAGCCTTATTATCCGAAAGGGAAAGCAGGAAGAATCAAATGACTACGACGAATAACACATACCAAAACCTATCCGAACCATTTCCACAGGAGATGGAGCGCACCCTAAACAAGGGTGGAGCAAGCCTTACGTACATCCCCGTCAGCGAAGTCCTCAACAGGATGAACAAAGTCCTCGGTGTCGAGGAGTGGTCGTTCTCAATCAAGAAGTGGGAACAACTCGGAACCTCAATCGTTGCCCATGTTGTGGTCAATGCAAACATCAACGGAAAAGTTGTTTCACGTGATGGTGTTGGTGGGCAAAAGATTAAAATCAATAAGCAGGGCGAGCCAGTAGACATTGGCGATGAAGTCAAAGGTGCTGTTTCCGATGCTTTGAAAAAAGCGGTACAGACTCTTGGTGTTGGTCTTTATCTTGCCCGTAGCGAAGAAGCAATGGAGATTGAACAAGTGATGGATGCTCCTGCACCGTCAGCGGTTGAGGTAGAGAACTTCAGCAAACTTGTTGGCATCACGAAGGCATTCTCTGATGAGCAAAAGCTCACATTGAACCAGCGATGGGTAAAAATTGCTGGTGACACACCAAAGCCACGCAAGGCTGGAGATGTATCTTCCGACTTACTTGAACAACTACTCACCGAAGCAGTTTCCGTATCGTTTAATGCAACTGCCATCTAACGATGGAGGGGTAATAGTCCCTCCTCCGTATCTTTCGGCATCATCAATTGCAACATGGAAGCAATGTCCACTTAGGTACAAACTAAGTCGCATTGACAAAGTCCCAGAGGGCACTAGCGAAGCTTTGTTGATGGGCTCGTTCGTGCACGAGGTTCTTGAACACTTGTACAAGCAACCTGCCGCCGAAAGAACACTGCTCAATGCAAAACAAATTTCTTCTTATATTTGGTCTGCAAATAACTGGCAACAGCAAGTTGAGCAAATCATCCATACGGAGCAGGGCATAAGACAGCTCAGATGGAACTCTTGGTGGTGTATTGAAAACCTTTGGATAATTGAAGACCCAATGCACATTGAGCCGAGTGGAGTTGAGAACGAGGTCGGTGGCGAGATTGCTACTGGTGTTGTTCTTAAGGGTTTTATTGACCGCTATTCAGTTTCTGAAAACGGTGGTTTGAAAATCTCTGACTACAAAACCGGCAAAGCCCCAAAAATGAAAAAGTGGCTTGAGGAAAAATGGTATCAACTTTCAATTTATGCAATGTTGCTTGGTGAGGAATTACAGAAACCAATTGACGAACTTGAATTGATATTCCTCAAAGAGGCTATAAAATTTACACACAAGCCAACGCCGGAAGACATCGAAGAAGTCAAGCAAGACATCATAAAAACACATAAAGAGATTACCGAAGCATGTGCTAGTGCGGAGTTTGAAACCAAGGTTGGAAAACTCTGCGACTGGTGCTCGTATCAGGGAATATGCCCAGCATGGGTTGGGAAGAAGAGAGGCAAGAGATGGTAATTGATAACGACACATTTGCGAAAATGGTTGCAGAGGAAGTTAAGAACAAACTCTCCCCATCACAAAGAAACACCCTCTTGGAGCAACATAACTGGGATAGGTGGCAGAGTGCATTGGTTGCTCTTGCAGACAACCTCAACAATCAAATTATGTCAATTGAGGCCGACTCCGAAGCAGATACCAATAGGTATTCGTCTTTCGGGAATGATGGCTCAAAGTTGATTGAGGCATCTGAAACTGCATACACCAATCGCAAGAGAAAAATTGAACGGTTCAAATTCCATGTTGAGCGACGTCTTGATGATGTAACAAAGATGATTGAAACTGGAGCGGTTACCGAGAGCAATGGATGGGAAGAGGTTTCGTTCTATCGGAGAGCCATTGTTCAGCATCGTTTGATGCTCCAAGAATATGACCTTGAAGAAACCTCAATTGATAGAGCACTTTGGGCCGCACTGGACAAGAGGTGGGAATTTGACAAAGTTGATTTGTCGTCAATATGATTCGGAAGCGAAGTGCA